GTGAAAACTGTGGCACAGGTTGCCATTGCCACGATTGGTGTTGGTGCTGCCGGTTTGTTGGACGTGGATTGGTTGCAGGTTGCTTCCGTGTCAGCTCTGGCAGGTGTCATGTCCCTACTTACCTCGGTGCTTCAGTACGATAAGGGTGCAGAGTAATGGCAGACCTTGACCTAATCGAAAACCTTGACGGTTACGCGGTGCCAGTGGATCCGATGGATTTGCTTCACTGCGATTCATGCCAGTAAGCTAAACAGATAAGGCCCCTGGGACTCCACCTCTCGGGGGTCTTTCTATTCGCTAAGCCAGGCGTAGACTGTCGCCCGTGTGACGCCCAGTTTCTTCGCCAACGCCTTGATGTTGTCACCCTCACTATGTTCGGCTCTCACGCGGGCTCTGAGGGCTTGTGACACCCGTTCCAGGCGTTCTAGTTGCCACGCCCTAAGGTCGCCCAACTGTTCAAGGGTCAGGTCGTCGTAGTTTCTGAAATCTTGCCGTTATCGTGTACAGTGGTGGGCAACCCGACGAAAGGTGGACAATCATGGGTTACTTCAAGAACCTGGAAATAGAGCTCCAGGAGATTCACGATGATGAGCTGCGGGAGATCGTGGCGTGGGATAAGGCACACCAGCACAAGTTGACCGCGCAGGAACGGTGGTCAATTTTGACGGATGAGGTGAAGTTGAAGCGGGCGCTCGTGTTGTGGGCGAACGAGTCGAACACTCCGGCACCCAAACCGGCCAGCGAGCATGTTGCGTTGCAGGTTCCCCTGGTCAGTCGTAGCTCGTTGCGGGCGAAGCGTGTCAGCTATGAGTGTGCTCTGGTGTTTGCCTTGATTGGTGTTGCACTGTTGACGGGTGTCGCACTTTTGGTGGTGTCATCATGAGGTGGTGGCTGGTGTTTGTGGCGGGGGCACTTTTCACGTTGCTCCCTGGTGCTATCAACCCGTTGGCTGTGGTGAACGGGTCAACCATTATCGGCCTCGGTTTGTTGGCTTGGGCGTCGTTGAACATTGTGAAGGGTGAACGGAAATGATGGACATACAACTTGACGGGCGTGACGTGGTTGTGACGTTGCGGGATGATGTGTGGCAGCTGGAGGAACCTGGGACGTTGTATTTGACACGCAATCAGGCTCAGATTCTTCGACGTGGCCTGAACTCGCTTGACGAGTATTACCCGCTCTGAGGCAATCGAGCTGGAGGTCTAGCGCTCGTGAGGGAGTGTGCCAGCCCAAATCCCGTAAGGTTCCTGCGCCTCGATAGCGTAGGCGAAACATTGAACCTTCAACGGGCAGTCATTGCAGAGCGCTTTGGCAACACGGATGGCATACTCCCTCGTTTGCTTCTCGGGGAAGTCCTCGGGGAAGAAAATGTCGGGGATGTCCTGACAGGGTGCCCCACCGTTTCGTTCGATAGCGTCAGAGAAGGCGCGGTAGGTTTGATGTCGGTGGTCACCCATAACCTAATCCTAGAGGAGGACACTGATGGATCGTGACAACATAACAAGTATGGCAGCGCACAAGATTGCTGACCTGATGATTCAAGAATGGATTTCCGCTTACTCTGACAATGCTGCTATCTGGGATCGTGACTATAACGCGCTGCAGGTTCTCAAACAGGAGGCTGGCGAGGATGTTGTTGCTGAGGCTTATCAGTTGGCGAAGGCCCGCTGGGATCGGATGCACGGGCGATGATTGAGTCGGGGCGTTTTGTGGCGTCGAAGAACGTGAGCGCTGAACGGTGGTTGTCGGCTCGCCGTGAGGGTGTGACGGCGACCCAGGTGGCGAAGGCTGCGGCAGGCCCTGGAGGGTTTGAGCAGGCGGTGGAGGATTACCGTGCAGACTTTGTGGAGCAGGACAACCCGTATATGGCGTTTGGTCGTGCATGGGAGGGCCCGATTTCTATGCACTTGAAAGACCGGTTTGGGGTGATGCCGAACGATTGGTTGATTTCATCGTCGGTGTCGGATCATTATCTGGCAACACCTGACGGGCTCACGCTCAGGCATGAAGCAATTTCTGAGGTGAAGACTACGGGGAAGGATTGGAACCCGGAACGGATCCCGGTGCAATACCGTCGGCAGGTGCAATGGCAGTTGTTTGTGACGGGTGCGGAGAAGTGTTTCTTTGCGTGGATGTTGCGGGAGGAACGTGATGGGGCTTTTCTGCCTGGATGGTTTGAACCGAAGGTTGTTGAGATGCGTCGGGATGAGGTTATGATTCGTTCGTTGGTCACGGTGGCTGACGAGTTATGGGAAAGGGTGTGTGATGACTGAGGTGAATATGACGGTGCAGTTGGATGAGGCGGTCTATTTGGAGCTTCTGAAGGCTGCTAATGAGGTGGGGGTTCCGGTGAGTGATTTCGCTGGGGCTACGATTGCTAACTATTTGGAGGACAATTATGGCCAGGTTTGACCTGTCGCAGTACAGTACGGTTGCCGAGAGAATCGACGCCTTCTGGAAGAAGTACGAGCAGGGGCGTTTGCACACTGAGCTGTTGCATTTCAGCCCGGAGCAAGTCGTTATCAAGGCGGAGGTCTACCTGGATCGTGACGACCTGCGGCCCGTGACGGTGGATTACGCGGAGGAACGCCTCGACAGCTCCCCCGTGAACCGTGTCAGCATGGTGGAAAATTGCGCCACGTCCGCCATCGGTAGAGCCCTAGCTGATTTGGGTGGGGAGTTCACCGGTGCCAAGAGGCCAAGCGCTGAGGAGATGGCGAAAGTGCAACGCCACGAAACCTCCCAGAAGAAACGCGACTGGGTGTCTGAGGCTAGTACCATTACAGACATTGACGTGTTGCGTATGTTGTGGTCGGAGGCGCAACTGGGTGGGGCGTCACCAACCGATTTAGCGAAGGTCAAAGAGTATGCCGAGGCACTTGATACTGGCGGCAAGCGTGCAGGAGTTGACGCAGGCGTACCGGGAAAGCCTGGAAAGAAATGATCCTGATGCTGACGTGTTCAGGGTTGCACTCATTGAGAGGTTGGTGATGTTGTGTGATTGCGTCACAGATAGTGCAGGAGCTCGCTGAGCTTACGGCGGAGAATAGGAAAGGGGTTGAGGTTTATGCGGAGGGCTCGGTTGCAGAAAGGCAGGCGCACGCGAAACTTGAGGCCGCGGATGCGAGGCTTGAACGGGATCTTGCTAAAGCGCAGGTGGACCGTGTTCGGGCAAAGCTGAGGGCGATTGAGTCGGCGATTATGGCTCAGGCGACGGCTGCGAAGATGGTGCAGGCGGAGATGAAACTGTGAGGACTGCGGTTGCCGAGTTCGATGACGGTGACGAGTTCCTTCTGTGGTTGGAGTTGCTGGAGGATTTCGAGCCATTGCCAAATGACGATAAGCCACCCTTATCGGATTCTGGGAATAGTTGAGGATGCGTTTCTAGGAATTGCTAAGTATCAGGGCCGGGAATTGTAAAGTAACGAAAATCCCTTACCCTCACCTAGCCTCCCAAGTGTTGGTAACCTGGGTATGAGGTAACAGTTCCCTTCTTCCTTTGCTGCGGCAGGTGCTGGCTCACCTTGCGCTGGTAGCTCGCCAAGTCTTTGACTCCGCCGGTGAAGCGCGGTCCTCCCTTCCTATGGGATCGGAGGGCCTTTCATCGCTCAAGTGTTTCGGTAGCACAGCAGCCTCCAAATCTGCAGGGCAGGGTTCGACTCCCTGGGGCGGTGCGAGTGTCACATAACAGTGTCGATTTTGTGACATCACGTTTGCTAGGTTACGAGCCTGCAGATTGCTATGTTCGAGCGCACATTATTTGCACGTTTCGAGGCGCTTCAGGAACGATTGTTGCCGGTTTCTGCACGCTCACGCCGATGACTTGGGAATATGGCACAGGTACTATATAAGCGCGGTGAAAGTCGCACTAAAGCCTTCTAAGGGCGAGGGTTGTCGTGTGATGCAATTTTTTGCACCTAAATCTTGCGGTGTGGCGCAACAGAAAAGCCCCGCCGAAGCGGGGCCTCCTGAGTGTGAGGATCAGGCTGGGATGTGAGCCCGAACCTTGAGCAGCGAGTGGAATGATTCCACGTTGCTGACGAAGCTTGCACCAGCATCAAGCGCATCAGCAATGA